TAGGGCTTTCGTCTTGCCCGATGGAACTATTATGGCTTGGTCCAAGCCTTCTGGCGGCGGTGATCTTACTGGCGTTGGCGCTAAAGGCGTGAACAACTATAACGAACTATGGGCGAAGAGGGATGTCTATGCAAGTTGAAGATTGGCACATCTATGTAATGTGCCATGGCGACAATGAGCCGCGCTATTCATCCTCTGCTTCTCTGCATCGGATGAAATTGGGGGCGGAAAGTCTTCCTCAAGAAGAACTGCTGCAATTGTTTCATGCGGGCTGGGACTTGGATAATGTGGGCGGCGATAACATCTCCACTTACAACAAGTGGTGGTCTGAGCTAACTGGCATTCATTGGCTCGTTAACAACGCCACGGAAGAATTCATTGGCAATGCTCAGTACAGACGACAATGGGCAGACGAAGGGCTAGCGCCGTCCTCTCCTTCGACGCTGTACATTCCCGAGCCGGAGCGCTTTGGCTGCTCCGTCGCCAAGCAGTATCGTGAGGGACATGTGGGCATGGACGGCATTGAGCAGGCTCTGTTGGTCGCAGATCGAGGACAAATGCCCATCACCAGAGAAGAGCTGGGGCTCGCCTTTAATCAAAATATCTTCTTCGGTCACATCATGGCCCGAGGCGCCCATGCAAATTATTGCGAAATCATGCAAACACTGCTTAATTGCATGTGGCCAATTTGGGACAATTGCCAAGAAAAAATTAAGCAAATTGAAGGCTACAATTGTCGTTACATCTCGTTTTTGGCCGAGCGCATTATGACGGCATTGGTTTTGCATCGTGACAAGGTGTGGTCAGGTATTAGCATTGAAACAGCGCCAATCAATTTCTTCCCATAGACAATGACTAATAAGGAAAAGCAGGCCAAGGTGGCACTGGTCATGCGCGAGTTCAAAAGCGGCAAGCTGAAAAGCAGCAGCGGTGAGCCAGTAAAAACCCCTCAGCAGGCATTGGCGATTGCCCTGTCAGAAGCTGGCCTTTCGCGCAAGCCCAAAAAGGACATGGGTGACGAATACTATATGGCCTTCATGAAAGAACTTGCTGGAGAAGAAGAAGAGGAAACGATGGATGAAAGCAGTGGTGAAAAGCGCTGCAAGGCTTATTTGGCCAAGGTGCGCAAAAACAGAAAAAAGACTTAAGGGGTGACGTTGAATCATTTGCCCCTCCATCTTCTGTTCAAGCCGCAGCGCGTCGTGGCCTTGAACTCCGCAAGAAGCACGGCAAAGGCGGTTTGACTACGCAAGAAGCTGGCAAGCAAGGCGTTGGCAGTGGCGTGGCCAGGGCGACAAGCTTGGCCAATGGGGAGAAGGTGAGCTATGAAACAATCAAGCGCATGGCAGCATTTTTCTCAAGGCATGAAAAGAATAAGAGCGGTGGAGAGGATGATGCAGGCCGAATAGCGTGGCTCCTCTGGGGATCTGACGCTGGTAAGGCGTGGGCCAATCGGATTATTAAGATGGTGGAAAGCCGCCAAGAAGAGTCGTGAGTGAGTACGTTCGCGTGATTGAAGAAGAGGAGGACGGCATTGGCGTGATGAAGGCGCTGTGCATCCTTTCGGCGCATGAGCACCGTGAAACTTCCAATTGGCGATTGGTCGAGGAGCAGCATTTCAAGAATGGGCGCCTCGATGAAACTCACATTTTTGTGTGCAATAGCTATGACAAACCCCACGAGCACTTCGATCCAGTGAAAATGCTGGTATTCGAGGCTGAGGCAATTGCCAAGTCATACGTCATGACTGGCATTGAAAATCAGCTAGAGGGGCTTCAAGATGACGATGACGACGAGGATTGATCCGCATAGACGAAGTAATTAGGCATGCCAAGTAGCCAGAAAATAGACATGCCATAAAGTCCACTCAGCACTCTTATTTGAGCGCAGTCTGGGGCTAGCCTACCCTGTTCCATTCGAGAATAAGAACTTTGGCTGATGTTCAACTCCTTTGCTACGTCCCATTGATTTAGTCCGGCATTGAGCCTAGCCTCTTTTAGGCGATCAGCAATCTCTAGGCGAGCCTGCTTGACAGTTTTCTTGCCGATTAGTAGTCCTGTTTTCACAATCCTAGTCACATTTGCATAGGCACAGGAATCAGCATAGCATAGTTTGTTATTTTTAATATATGAGCGAAACTTCTTTCCGCTACGATGTTGCGCCCATTGAAAAGTATGAAGTGACGCCGGAAGGCTATCTTCGTGCTTGGGCGACCATTGCACGCACTGGAGTGCAAACGTATTCCAATGCGGACGGCTCGGTACGGCGTGAATACCGTCCCGAGGAGGAAGTAAGTTCGCCAGAGAGCCTCGCTTCCTTTGCGGGCAAGGCAATCACCCTTGAGCATCCGCCTGTTCTTCTCGATAGCGCCAATACGAAAGACTATCAAATTGGTTTTTCGGGCACCGAGGTGGTTTACGACAACGGCTTCGTCCGTGCAGTCATGACTATCACGGACCAGGACGCCATCGAAAAGATCATGAAGGGCGATGCGAAAGAAGTCAGTGCCGGTTACAGGGTTGAATTCGATCCTACGCCTGGCGTTGCAGCCACTGGTGAGAATTACGACGGCATTCAACGAATGATCGACGGCAATCACATTGCAGTGGTTCGCAGGGGCCGGGCTGGCCCGCAGGTGAAGCTTCATCTAGATCGTCTAGATGCCGCAGACCCATCACTACTCTCCATTGAAGAGGATCCATCTATGACTGCCAAGGTCAATTTCGATGGCGCCGAGTTTGAAGTGAGCGAGAGCGTTGCTCTGGCGATCACTAAAGAACGCGACGACGCCCGTATGTCCTACGAGGACATGAAGAAGAAGTACGATGCCATGATGTCCGAAGCTTCCAAAATGAAGGAAGAAATGGACGCCATGGAGAAGGAAATGAAGGGCAAAATGGACGCCGCTGAAGGCCGCGCCGACGCCCTGGAGCAAGAACTGGAAGCTGTTAAGGCCGACCTGGAAGTTGCTGGTCAAGTGAACATTGATTCGCTTGTCGAGGAGCGTGTTGCTCTGATTGATAAAGCTCGCACTAATCTTGATAGCGAGTTTGATTTTGCTGGCAAGAGTGCCCGCGAAATCATGGAAGCCTCGATCAAAGCTGTTCGTGGCGATGCGCTGGATCTGTCGGAGCGTTCCGACGATTACGTGCAGGCAATGTTCGACACACTGGCCGATGTCGCTCCCCGTAGCGACTCTGCTACTACTGACGAACTGCGCAAAGCCGTGGCATCCATTGCCACTCCTGTGTCTGCTCCGTCTTCCTATATGGAAGCCCTGCAGAACGCTTGGAAAACTCCCCTCTCCGTTACTAAGGAGCGCTGATTATGGCCGTCGTTTTTTCTTCGGTGAGTTCCGGCACGGCAGGTGGTGTGCAGCAAAGCTATGCGCTTGAGCTGACCGCCCTGCTCGAAGGTCAACTTTCCGACATCCGTGACAACACCATCGGCACCTACGTCAACGAAACCAACGCCGTCCTGGCTTTTGGCAATGTTGTCGCTTACGCCTCTGGTGGCACTGTCGCCAACTCCGCTAAAACTCTTGGTGGCACCGGCGAAACCGTCGTTGGCATCAACGTGCTCACCTATGTCGACGAAACCGCCCTGGACAGCAACAGCCGTCCCGGCGTCAAGGACGAGCAAGTCCTGAACGTTGCTAATGAAGGCGCTGTTGCCGTGTATGTGCATGGTGATTGCAGCCCTTCGACCGCTGTTCGCGTGATCCACACTGCTACCGGCGTCAAGTATGCCGGTCAGTTCACTGGTGAAGCCATCGCCAACAAGAGCGCAATTCTATCGAATGCCCGTTACCTCACTTCCGTCACCGGATCCGGTCTGGCGATTGTTGAGCTGAACGGTCCTTCGTTCACTCTCACCGCTGACACCTGATAGGAGGCCCTTCTCATGTCTGATTTCCGTATGGATGAAGCTGGGCTCTTTCTTGAGCGTCAGCTTGAGTTCATCCGCCCTCAAGTGTTTGAAGTTCAGTACGCTGACATCAAATACCCCACCATTCTGCCTGTGACCAGCGAGGCTGGCCCTGGCGCTCAAACCTTCACCTATCGCGTGATGGACGCGACTGGCGAATTCAAGCTCATCGCTGACGCTGCTGACGATCTGCCCCGTGCCGACATCAGCCAAGTTGAGAAGAGCATCAACATTCGCTCGTTTGGCGGTTCTTTCGGCTACACCGTTCAGGAACTGCGTGCTGCCCAAATGGCCAACATCTCCCTGGAGCAGCGTCGCGCTTCTGCCGTGCGTCGCGCTTACGAAGAGAAGGTTGAAGAAGTGGCCCTGTTCGGCGAATCTTCCGTCGGCCTGCAAGGCTTCTTCAACAACGCCACCGTCGATGTGATCGCCGCTGACAAGTGGTTCTCGGATAGTGGCACCACTGCCCAAGAAATGCTGGATCTGCTGAATTATGGCGTGACTGCCATCATCAACGGCTCCAACATGAAGGAGCAGCCCGACACCATCCTGATGGCTTGGGAAGATTACAACACCATCTCCACTCGTCGCAATTCCGACTCTTCGGACGTGACCGTGATGGAATACTTCCTGCGCACCAACCCCTACATCCGCAACATCGAGCCCATCAACCAGCTCGACGCAGACAAGAGCACCCTGTCGAAAAATCGCATGGTGTTCTACAAGCGCGATCCGCAGAAGGTGCAACTGCACATTCCGCAACCGCTTGAGCTGTTCCCGCCTCAGCAGCGTGGTCTGGAATTTATTGTTCCCGCCCATGCCCGCGTTGGTGGCGTGGCCCTCTACTATCCGAAGAGCGTTCTGTACTTGCAGGCTCCCTGAGGATAGGCAAGTGATGGGCGTTAAGCTAATGAACAGTTCTTTTGAACACAAATGTTGATTGCTTATCGCCCTGAACTTGAGAATCCGCCGCGTGAAGGAGGGTTTGGCATTATCACTGACGCTGGTTTAATCCAGCTCAGCCCTGGCGTCAACACTGACGTGCCCGAGACCAAGTGGGACATTGCTCGTAAAAACGGTACTGTCAAACGCCTGATGGCCATTGGAGCCATTGAGGAGGTCAAGGAGCAAGCAACCATCCAGGAAGTTCCCACGAGCATTGACACTCTCATTCAACTGCCTTTGAACGAAGCCTACCGTCTGCTGGAAATCATGCACGACGAGGACCAGCTTTATCAATGGAAAGGGAAAGAGGGGCGAGTGCGGATCAGAAATGCCATCAACAAGCGTCTTGAAAATATCAAGGCAGGAAAGGTCTGACCATGGCCGTTACCTACGCCAGTTTTCTGGATCGCTTTCCTGAATTCACTCCCCACCCATCGGGGATTGTGAACGGGGCCCTTGACGAGGCTGCAGCGGATGCTACAAGCGATGTTTTTGGTAATCAAACCGACAGGGCCGTAAAGCATCTTGCTGCTCACATCATCGCCATTCAACTTGCGCAAATGGGCATCCAAATTGGAGCCACGGAAGGCAAAGTGTATGGCACTGGACTCGAGGCCACTCAATACGGCCAAGAGTTCAAACGCATGCTCGATACCATCGCCGGATCTGCAACCATTGGTTTTGTCGTATGACTAACGTGCTAGCGCCACTCGCAAATGCCACCTTGGTATGGCAAGTGGCTTCTGGCTATGTTCAAGATGCGACCACTGGCAATTATGTGCCCCTGGCAACTGGCATTACTTACTATGCCACGTTAAAGCAAAAGAACAACCCTCGGTTCGACTATTTGCTGGGCGCTGATGCCACTGCAGTGTATATGGAGGGCAAGCTTACAAGCCCCCTCACGCTTTCTGGGGTTACACCTGGAAGCTCGGCTGCTGCAACGATCAATGGAAGAGAGGGCAGGTTCGAACTGCTACCAAACGAGCGAATTGCTGAGCATTATTGGCAGTTTCTCGGCACGCCAATCAGGGGCATTTTTAGACTGGTTGGCAAAGGAAGCGTTCAGAACGTCTGAGGCGCTTAATCACTCTTCTTTCCATTGAGGATTTCTTCTCATGCTCTACCATCCGACTGAACTGGTTAAGAGCCAAGACGTTATTGTTCGTGTTGGCTCGATCGCAGGCACCGCTCGCCCCGTGATCACCCAGAGCGGCGCTACGTTCACTGTTAGCGGCGCCCCCACCCTCTACACCCTTCAGGCCGCCACAACGGCATCTGTGGCCTTTAACGACGGCAACACCGAATTCTACCTGCTTGGTGGCGGCGGCTTTGCCGATAGTGTGATTGTCACCTCTCAAGCCACTGCTTCCATCACTTCCTATTTCCAGAAGGACGTGGACGGCACTGTGTTCCTGCCCAATAGCTTCGACGAAGCGTTCCAGGTGGTGAGCGAAAGCCGTTACAACAAGAGCCACGAGGTGTATGTGGAGATCAATAAGCAATTGGGTGCTAGTGGTAACACTTATTATTACGATCGTGTGGCGTTTGTCGCTTGCGTGATGAACTACAACGAAAGCTATCCCGCCGACAATCTTGTGGAAGTAACCTTTGACTTGACCAGCCGTGGTCGCATTGGCATCCACCAGAATGCGTCAGAAGCTGGCAGCATCATTCCGACCGCTCCAAACTCCTAATTCCTTCCCATTGGTTTTCTTGCTAGCCTCTCCTTACGGGGAGGTTTTTTTATTGTGAACATTTCGCAGCTACGTGATGCGCTCACCACGCTTTTGACGGCAAGCCCGAATCTGATTGGCGAATATACATTGCCCAACGGCACTAAGATTCCGGCGGTCTACGTGGTTGGACAGCAGGGTGTTCCTTCGGAGTGGAAGGTTGAAGGCTTGGAGGTGACCATGCGTCAGTTTCCAGAGCTTATCCCTCGTGCGCCGCTTGGTGGCACTGTAAAAATCAATCAACTATGGGAAGTGGTCCTCATGGAATACACGCCCTCTTCCGATAGTCTCGCCGTGGCAATGGACAGAATCGTTAGGCGATTTCCTGATGCCACACCGCGATACTTTCCAGGCAACGACGTTGCCTATGAGCGTTGTCGTTTTACGATTCCCGACCTTATTCTCCGTCCATTGGCACAATGAGCAACGTTATTCTTGGCGCCACCGTGAAAA